GAGGTTATAACAGATGATGGAGATGGTAAGGTGAAGAACACTATAGAAAGAGATGCTATTGTTGCATCATGGTGTGGGAGGTTTGATGATATTAATAAAACGCATGAGCGTTTAGAGATGATGATTGAATGGTATAATGCTTGGACATTAGTAGAAAATAACGTAGCTTTATTCATACAATACATGATTTCTAAAAAGAAACAGCGTTATTTGGTTCCAAAAGATATGATATTGTTTCTTAAAGATATAGGAGCTAACAGAAATGTGTTTCAGCAATATGGTTGGAAAAACGTAGGCACCATATTTAAGGGCACTATTCTATCTTATGGAATTGAGTTTTTACAAGAAGAACTTGATCATGAAACTCTACCAGATGGTACAATTGTTAAAACAATATATGGCGTGGAGCGTATTCCTGATCCTATGCTTCTTAAAGAAATGCAAGCATATAGAGAAGGGTTAAACGTGGATAGACTTGTTGCTTTTTGTGCATTAGTGGCTTTTGCTAAGGTGCAACAGTCTAATAGAGGATACACTAAGCGTATAGAAACTAAGGAAAACTTGGAAAATTCCCAAAAATTTAGTAAATTAAATTGGGGAGCATTTAGACATATAGGCAAGTCTCATGGTAATAAAAATACCATGGCTACGCCTTCTAGAAGAGCTTTTAAAAATATAAGATAAAAATGAATAACTCCCTACATCTTAAAAAGATTGAGATTCTTACAAGACTTATAAAAGATGAAGCCATCACTATGTATGAGGCTTTACTTCTTTTAAAAGAAGAAGATCTTGGTCAAGACAATTATGAATATTTATTAAAAGATTCATCATATTGGACAAAAGATTTAACAAATCATGTCATATATTTTGATGGAGATGTTTCAAATTAAAAAGAATGCAAGTATATAATGGCATATCTTTATAGACATATAAGACTAGATATTAACCAGCCTTTTTATATTGGTATTGGTTCTGATAATAATTATAAAAGAGCATATACTACTAGTAGTCGGAATAAACATTGGAAAAATATTGTATCAAAAACAAAATATAATGTTGAAATTGTTATGACTGATTTAACGTGGGAAGAGGCATGTAAAAAAGAAATAGAATTTATTCAATTATATGGAAGAAAAAATTTAGGAAAAGGATTTCTTTGTAATTATACAAATGGTGGTGATGGTGTACTTGGTTTAATAATGTCTGAAGAATCAAGAAAAAAAATGAGAATAGCTCAAATTGGTAAAATTCAATCACCAGAACAAATTGCTAAACGTGTTGCAAAGCTTACAGGATCAGGTAATCCTTGGTATGGAAAAAAGTTTTCTAAAGAATACAAAGAAAAACTTTCTTTAGCAAAAAAAGGCAAAAAAAGAAATCCTGATGTCATGAAAAAAATTCATGAATTATTAAAGAAAAAAGTGTTAGATGTAAATACTGGATTAATTTATAATTCATTAAATGAATTAGCTAAAAAATATAATGTACATCCTAGCACAGCAAGTAGATGGATTAAATCAAAAAGTTTACAATTTAAATTAATTTAATAATGCAAATATATTCGGCATTAGATTTAAAAAGCGGTAAAAAATCTGAATATACTAAACTTGGAACACTTACCCAACCTATTCAATTTATATCTGATAAAGAAAAGGATGATCAATGGCGTGCATGGAATTTAGATTGGCTAGAATGGCAAGGACTAAAGCAGCTTAGACGTAATGCTCGTAGACTAATGAAAAACTACAAGCTTGCAAGAGGTATTATAGACAAGACTGATTATATTGTTGAAGAGGATAATGAAATGGCTGATTTGATTGACACTCTTACAAAAGAGGATGTGTCAGCATTTGAGCTTAAATTCTATCCTATTATCCCTAGTGTAGTGAATGTGCTTTGTAACGAGTTTTCAAAGCGCAGTTCACGTATTATATTTAAAGCTGTTGATGATATTTCGTATAATGAAATGTTAGAACAGAAAAGACAAATGATTGAAGATGTTCTTCTTCAAGAAGCTCAACAAAAGATATTGTTTAAAATGATGCAAGGTGGAGCAGAGCTTGATGAAGAACAAATACAACAAGCTTTGGCTCCTGAAAATCTAAAGCAACTTCCTGAAATTGAAGAGTTTTTTAGAAAAGACTATAGGTCAATGGTTGAAGAATGGGCTACCCATCAAATGGCTGTAGATGAAGAAAGGTTTAAACTTCAAGAATTAGAAGAGCGTGGATTTAGAGACATGCTTATTACAGATAGAGAGTTTTGGCATTTTAAAATGAACGAGGATGATTATGAGCTTGAGCTTTGGAATCCTCTTCTTACTTTTTATCACAAATCTCCCGATACAAGATATATATCTCAAGGTAACTGGGTAGGTAAAATTGATCTAATGTCTGTTGCTGATGTAATAGATAAATTTGGATGGATGATGACAGAGGAGCAAATGCGCACACTTGAAGCTATCTATCCTATTCGTTCTGCTGGATATATGATTCCTGGTGTTCAAAATGATGGGTCTTTCTATGATGCTACTAAGTCTCATGATTGGAACGTTCACATGCCAAGTCTTGGATATAGACAATTTATGTCTTTGTATGATAGCAGATTTTTTGGTCAAGGGGACATCATTCATATGATCTTATCTGACTCAGAAGATTTTGCTGATTTTGGTCAAAACTATCTTCTTCGTGTTTCTACAATATATTGGAAATCACAACGTAAGGTGGGACATCTCACTAGAATTACAGAAGAAGGAGAAATGATTCAAGATATTGTATCTGAGGAATATAAAATTACAGACAAACCTGTTTATAATACAAAAATGTTCAAGCAAAAGTCAAAAGAAAATCTTTTGTTTGGCGAACATGTAGATTGGATATGGATTAATGAAGTGTGGGGTGGTTTAAAAATAGGTCCAAATCGTCCTGCATTTTGGGGGATGAATAATCTTGGTGGTATAAATCCTATGTACATAGGACTAAATGGTGGTAAACCAGGTAGAGTGCCATTCCAATTTAAAGGAGATAGCACTCTTTATGGATGTAAACTTCCTGTAGAAGGATGTGTGTTTGGTGATCGCAATACGCGATCAATAAGTCTTGTTGATTTAATGAAGCCCTATCAGATTGGTTATAATATTGTAAATAACCAAATAGCTGATATTCTTGTAGATGAATTGGGTACAGTGATTATGCTTGACCAGAATGCTCTTCCTCGTCACTCTCTTGGAGAAGATTGGGGTAAGAACAATTTGGCTAAGGCATATGTAGCAATGAAGAACTTCCAAATGCTTCCTCTAGATACTAGTATTACCAATACAGAAAATGCTCTTAACTTCCAGCATTATCAGGTGCTTAATTTAGAACAAACGCAGCGTTTGCTTTCTAGGATACAACTTGCTAACTACTTTAAGCAACAGGCATTTGAAGTGATAGGATTGAATCAACAACGCATGGGTCAACCTATTGCACAACAACAAACAGCAACAGGTGTAGAACAAGCATTGAGCGCAAGTTATGCACAAACAGAACAATATTTTATACAGCATAGTGATAATTTAATGCCACGTGTGCATCAGATGCGTACAGATCTTGCACAATATTATCACTCTAAAAAACCAAGTTTACGTTTACAATATGTTACAGGTGCTGATGAAAGGATGAATTTCCAGATGAATGGCACTGATCTTTTATTAAGAGATCTTAATATATTCTGTACAACAAAAACTAATTCTCGTGCTATTATGGAACAGCTAAAACAATTAGCTATACAGAATAACACTACAGGTGCATCTATATACGATCTTGGTAATGTAATTAAATCTGAGTCTATAGCAGAACTTACAGGAGTTCTTAAATCAGCTGAACAAAAAACAATGCAAATGAAGCAGCAAGAAATGCAACAACAGCAAGAAATGCAGCAGCAGCAGATTGAATCTATGGAACGTCAAAAACAAATGGATTTACAATTTAGAGCTCAAGAAGCAGAAAGAGATAGACAAACACAAATTACAGTTGCTGAAATTAGATCTGCAGGATATGGGGCACAATCTGATATTAATCAAAACTTACAATCTGATTATCAAGATGCTTTAAAAAATATACAACAGCAGGATAATTATAAAGAGACAATGAACTTTAAAAGAGAGCAAGAAATAAATAAGAATAATTTTAATGCTCAAAAAACAAATATAGAAAGAGAAAAATTGCAAGCACAAAAAGAAATAGCTGATAAACAATTGCAAATAGCTCGTGAAAATAAGAATAAATACGATGTTAAATCATCTTCTGAAAAGAAGAAATAAAATTATAGCTCTATTATCCATTGCTTTGTTTCTATAGAATATGCAAATTTAAATTTTTAAAATTTATTTTGTATATTTTAAATGTAGATATTACTAATATAAAAACCAACAAAAATGAGTGAAAATCAATCAAATGTACAAACGTCTATACAACAAGTAGATGTAGATATTGATAATTGGTTAGGTGCTCCAGGAGCTGAAAGTGTTGTAACTCCATCAATAGGGGAAGCAACAGAACTTAAACCAAATATCTTTAGTGCTAAAAAACAAGATCTTAGCTTTCTAGATAAAGAAGACGATCAGGAAGAAAAAACTGATGAAAACATAAAAGAAGAAGAAGCTAAAGAAGTTTTTAAAGAACTTGATAAAGAGTTTCTAAATCAAGAAGACGAGGAAGAAGAGGTTGCAAAACCTAGATCTGATCGAGGAAGACCTCGAACAGAAAAATCTGGATTAGTAGAGTTTCTCAAAAAACGTATTGAGTCAAATGAAATGTTTGCATTTGATGATTATGATGAGAAAAAAGAATCTTTAGATGATTATCTTTCAAGACTTGGGGAAAAAGATATTGAAGAGCTTTGGAAAGCAAACGTAGATAATATGAAGCAAGAGGTGGCTTCTCAAACACCTCAACAGTTCTTTGAGTCTCTTCCTGAAGAGTT